TGCTTCCAATTTTAATGACAATACTGATGCCTTGATAGGTGATGGTAATGCTGCAGAAGATTTTGCTAAGGGTAAGAAGAAAGGTAAGAAAGTTGTTAAGACTACTAAAGACTACCTAGAGAGTTTGGGTAAAGACTCTGAACTTATCCAAAAATTCTTAGGAGTATTCAACACTAAGGTTAAGGCTGGGAAGACTTTCAGCTACTCTCCTGAGACAGATACGCTTTCTGTTGGATCTTCTAAACTTAGTCGTAAAGAAACTATAGAGGCTGTAGAGCATGAGATTGTACATGCTGCTACTTTGAGTGAGATAAGGAAAGCTCTCATAGGAGAAGCTGGCCCTACTGCTACTAATGACGTTAGGTATTTTCAAAAGACTTTGAAAAGGCTGAAAGAACTTAGACATAAAGCTTCTGAAGACGTACAAGTACGTATAGACTACATTCTCTCTCAACCTACTGAAGAACAGCAGTTAGCGGAGTTTGTAGCTGTAATGCAGTCTGAAAAAGAGATTGCTTCAGGAATTTATAAGCTAGTGGATAATCGTACACTTAGGCATAAGATTCTGCAGTTTATTAATAAAGTTAAATTAGCTATCTTAGCTCTTACAGACGCAGATTTTGATAAAGAGGTAGATTCTCAAAAACTTTATGGAGCACTTCAACGTACTCTTGATAGAGGTATTGCTGCTAGAGTGGAAAATCAGCAAGAAACTGAAGCTATTCTTAAGTCTATAAAAGAAGTCTATGGGTACGGTAAAGCTACTAGTCCTATAGACGTAGACTTCTTAAACGCTGCAGTAGCTAGACTTGTTATGGATAAGGCTGAAGAGAGAGGTAAAGGCATATTGGGCAATGCTCACAATATCCTTAGTCAATATCCTCTTTACACAGAGGCAGTAGACAAGTTAAGGAAAATCTATAACTCTTCTGAAGACCTTCAGCAATTGCTACACACTATTACAGGTGAAGATGTAGACAAGAAGAAGAAAGCTGATGCTTTAGCTAAATTCGCTCAGGTATCTGCTCAACGTAATGATGTAATACAGAAGGGACTTTCTGAGTTTGAGGAGTTGACTAAAGACCTCTCAGACAAAGAGAAGAAGACCTTAGATACTTCTATTCTAGGTATTCCTCTACATGACTATTTTGTACAGGCCAAAGAACTAGACACCGTAGCTAAGATTGATGCTGAAGTGGCAAGACTTGAGAAGGAGTTAGAAAAATTTCCTAAAGCTTTATCAGATATAGATTCTTTGGTACGACTTAACTTGCATGATGATGCTTCTGGAGGAGTTTATAACCTTCAGAGTTACGGTACAGATTCTAAATACCATTTGGAAGTTAGAAAGCTTTTAGCTTTAAAGTCTATTCAGGATATAGGTACTAAAGAGTTTACTAATCTTCTAGCCAATAAAGCTCTTATGGCTAAAGTAGAGGACTATACCGTAGCGAATCATTTAAGTTTGATGAACTTTAAAGGTTCTGAAAACTTAAGGTCTACTGGAGTTCCTCACAGTTTTAGTGAAGGCGTAGAACCACGAGCTATTACGGTAGATGAACTTCCTTCCTACGAGTATGGAGAAAATACTGGATGGAAAGTACTTACTAAACCTACTAAAAGTACTTTAGGACTTGTGTATAGAGAGGTTATTGACTCTACTTCGATCCCAGGAGCTTTTACAGACGTTAAAATGTCGTCTGCTGACTTAGACGTAGCTTCTAGTAAAAAGTCCTTCAGTAACGTAGTAAGTACGCCTAATGGCTACCGTATGATCCTCACACAAGAACAACGAGATACTATGGGAGCTTTAGGAGCTGTACAGTCTCTTGTAAGAGGTACTGCTCATGCTATGTCTATTCAAGAATCTCAAATAATTAGAGAAGAGATGCTGAAAGCTGAAACTACTATGCAGCTTACTGCTAGTAACCTTCAGGATCTTCAAGACACTGTGGAAGACAGCAGTAGAGAGAATCCTTGGTTTCTTAAAGCTAAAGGTATCTCTTACTCTGATTTGCCTGCTTCAATTAAAGCTAGGTATAAGCCTGTAGGAAATAGAGCTTCTGACGTACAGGGCTTCAATAAAGGTGTAGATTTTGTAAGAAAGGATATTTCTCATTGGCTACTTGGAGGAGCTAGTAGTTCTCCTTTTACCAGTCCTAAGTGGAAATGGGCTTTACGCATAACCAAAGATCTAGTATCTATGGCTAAAATCGGTATGGTTGTACTGAATCCAGGGAAGATAGCAAGAGATAACATCTCTAATGTGGCTTACTTAGGTGTGATGGGAGTTAGTCCTTCTTTTGCAGCAAATTCCTATAAGGATATTATGGAGGAGTTTGGTGAGTACACTGAGGCAAAGAATGAACTTTTAGCCTTAAAAGTATCACTACTCGCTAAACCTAATAGTACCAAGTTACAGAAAAAAGCTAAGAGTTTGCACAAGCGATTAGACAGAAATCCTATATCTTCTATTGAAGCTAAAGGGTTTTTAAACTCCTTAGGTTCTGCTCTTGTAACAAGAGAAGCAGAAACCCTTGGTGGAGTTCAGAAAGATATTGATGTTGCTTTGAAATTCCTTCTAAAGGAGCAAGATGGTAAGAGTAATTACTTGGCTCACTTCTTAATGCAACTTCAAAAAACTGGCCCTCAAGGAGAAGACTTCTTAAATTACTTGGGTGGAGTTGTCGGTAAGTATAAAGGAGGTAAAGAGCTTGATAATGAACTTACTAAGATAGCTGATCGTTTATCTAAGATTCGTAATGATAAAGATGTTGAAGCTTATGCTGCTCAGTTCATTAATGCTCCTCAGAGTGAAGCTGTAAGGTTTGGAGCTAACATAACAGACTTGTCTGATGTATTAGCTAAAGAAACCTACTACAGGCATTTGACAGAGAATGAAGGAATGTCTCCTGAAAAAGCTAGAATTAAAGTCCTAGACTCTTTCCCTAATTACATTGAGAACATGCCTTTAGCTGTTCAGCAGTTAAGCGATGTAGGAGTTATAATGTTTCCTTCTTTCTGGATGAGGATTCAGAAAATTATTTATAGAATGGCTAAAGATAGACCTGTTAGTTTAGCTACAGAGGAGATGATTGATTCTTACTTCAACCTTCATGCTGATACTATCTTGGATTCTAATATTATTAATAAAGCTACTTCTTGGGGTGGAATACTTCATAGCCCTCTAGAGGTAGTAGGAGCGGGAAGTATCTTCCCACTCCATGCCCTCTAATTACTCGTTAAAGTCGTACCAGTCTGTATCTTCCTCGTGGGAGAAATAAGCGTAAGCTAAAGCTCCCACGACTAAGATTACTAGTAAGAACAGTAATAAGTACGCAAAGTAGAAAGAAGCTATCACCACCGCTCCAGCTACCGTAACGGTAAGTAGAGTTTTGATGACAGCTCCTAACCAATTCAGCATTAAGTATTACCGAAGCGTTTTTTACCAAAGCTAGGGGCTTTAGTAGCTGCTGCAGAAGTTCCTGCTGTACCTTTAGGACGACCTGCAGATACCCACTCTTGAATAGACTCAGCAGTAAGGTCATTCTCGTACTTGACGTTATCTGCGTATTTCAATTCTTTTTCATAAGCAGCTCCAAAGTTAGCATCTTGTACAACCTCTTCTGCAGATGCTTTATCAGCTCTGAAGAAAGCTCTGATATTCTTACTTTCTCGAATATTGCCATTCCAAGTGCTATAACCCATTTGTACACGCATTAGTGCTTCAATATCCATAAGATCTTCAAGTACTGCTACTGTTTTATCTGCACCTTCTTTACCGATAGGAAGCGCCATCTCTACAGGATCTGCAACATTATCTATATCAGCTACTACTAGGAGTTGGTTGAATGCCTTAGCTCCAATCTTGTTATCTGAACCATCGTTATTAGTAATACGAAGATTTCCGTAGATCATTTGCTGTTGACCTTCATGTTCTACGAAGAAATCAATTGAAGTAGACCCATTCTTAGACACATCAACAATGGCCGCTAGGATGGTTACAGGAAAGAATCCTGATTTATTAATATAGCTACTGCCTGATGATTTAACGTCTTCTGCTTTTTTACTTGCTTTAAAAAATGACATAATATTTACCTTATAGTTGTTGTGGGGAATTTCCCCGATTACGGTTTCCCGTGCTTTCTTAGAGGGTTTAGCCTCTTTGATTTAGAGTGACCATTTAGCAGATTCTGTTTTAGATTCTGTTAAGGTCTTGATGTAGTGATTAATATCGAAGTCATCCATGTCTACAGAAGGCTTTAAACCCTTCAGAGTAGTTCTGCATGGAAACTTCATAGACGTTTGATGTACTACCAGTTTGTTAGATTTCTTTTCAATGTAAATGGCTTCATTTACGACACTCATCCAACTCCCTGACTTAGCAAATTGTCCTGTAGCAGGGATTATATGCCTTCCTGAATCTGCATCAAACATACAGTGAGCTGCAATAACTACGTTTATACCGTTAGCTATAAGTACTTCTTCTATGTACCCATTGAAGTTCAACGTATCTCTATTATTGTTAGAGTGAATATCGAACCCTGTAAATCTAGTCCCGTTATACTTCTGTATAGCACTGTAAAGCTGTGTAACGGTATCTATAACAACAGTCTTAGGATACTCTCCCTTCTTATCATTATACGCTTCTATCTTAGCGTTAATCTCGTCAGTTAGTGTGTCCATACCTTCATAGTTAGGTATGTTTGCGTGTATTGCTGGAAACCCGTACTCCTTGTGATCTAAGTTAATTACTAGTGCATTCTCAATCCCGGAAGTCAGTGTAGACTTCCCACAAGACTCATAAGCACTTACCAACAGTTTTACTGCTTTTGACATAGTTTTTCTCCTTTAAGTTGTTGTAGTATCTTACCCCTAGCTCGCATAATACATATGCCTAGGAGGTTCTTTCCTTGCCATAACGCCTCATCTAATACCTCTTTTTGGTCATAATGTAGTCCTATACCCCAAACAGTGTCTGTAGGGGAGGCTTCGACAAGAGTTAAATGTTTATGTGCTGTTAGGGTTTTTAGTAAATCCTCGTTTTGTAAGAATTTTAAATAGTTACCCTGGGTAACAATCTTTGTCTTAACAGAGTCCCATACGTTATCAGAGAAGTTGGTTATGCTTTGTCCCAACTCCTTAGCAGCTTGTGGGTTATTAGAACTCATAACTTTTTCGTATACCTCTTCTTGACCAAAGGCTTTAGCTTTATGAGCCATCATGTACTGTTCTGCTGATAGGTATTTAATTCCTCCTTCTTCAAAGGTACTCTCATACCACTGAGAGTAGATACCTCCCCAAAAGTACATGTGTGTTTTTGTTACCCTACTCATTTATTTTCCTTCTGTATCTCTAGCAAGTGCTATGGCGTTTCTGTCATGAATCCAAAGCATTTATTTCTCCTTTAATCTCATATCATGGAATATTACGTGTGTTAACTCTGGATACTTCTTAGAAGCTTCTAAAGAATCAACTGCAAGATCTAAAAGACTTTCAATGAAGCTGAAGTCTTCTTCTGTAATACTCTCGGTAAGTACAGTTACTTCAGAAGGGTAAGACTTAAATTGTTTTCCTGTCTTAGGACTGAACTCCCCTACAATAGGACGATTAACGTAAATTAGGCGTATTCTCGTAGGGTTATAACCATTAGCTCTTGCTATAGCGGCATACACTAATAGTTGGTACTTATAGTAAGAAGGGATGGATGAAGGTTTTCTAGAACTGCTGTAGGTCTTATAATCTGATACTACTGTATCTTCTTTAGTACCTTCTAAAGCATCTACAGTCCCTCCTGCAAAGTATCCTTTACATAGTTCACCAATCATCTGTTTCTCAACAGCTAAGTAGGCTCTATCAAGTACGTAATCGTTTACAAGAGCTGTAGCCATCTCTGGGTAGCATTCTCTTACGATGTCAGGATTATAGTCCTCTGAGGTCTCCTTAGAGTCGATGTAACGCTCAATCTCATTCTTGTCTACCTCTTCACCTAAAGCTACCATTTCAGCTATGTAGTGACAGATAGTCCCGATGTAGCTAGAGGTATTACCTCCGAACTTATCCTCTTTTAAGATTTCATTTCGATACCACTCATGGGGTCTTTCTACAAATTTGCTGAAAGCACTAGGGCTGAATACTGTAGCTCCTTCATACGGTTTAGGTGTTGGTACATAATCTAATTTATTACTCATTATTTTCTTTCTCCAGAGCTTCTGTTAAATCGAAAAGGAAATTGCCATATTTCGTAGAGCAAGGAAGTGAACAATTTTCAGTACCTTCATCACTCCTAGAGTTTAAAAAATCAGTCATGTACTTTACAGTTTCTATGTCTGAAAATTTTACAGTAACTTTCTGCTCTTCTTCTACAAAGTGGTCATGTATCCACATGGCTAAATCTTCTTCTGTAAGTTTGAAGAGGACACCATCTTTTTCTTTTGCTTCATCTATGCGTTGTAGAATGTACTCAGCACACCCACTACATTCCCACTCTAGTTGGGTAGTTTCTTTATCCATTATTCTTCCTCTTCAAATTCTGCATTTGTTAGTAAATTCACTCTATACCTCTTATATCCTTTAATATTTTTTCAATTTCTTCTATAGAAGCCTTATTAGGTATTGTGTGCAATTCTGCCCAATTTTTTCCTATTTCGCCTTCAGCTTCGTTATGGATTTGCTCTCCTTCTAAGTACTCAACATTCATAATTTCTATGAGGTTATCGTTTAACCATTTAAGGACTTTTGGGTCATCATCTACATCTACATAAATACTGTCATAGATAGTAGCTTGAACATCCATTCGAGCTTTTAATCCCGCTTCTTTAATGCGGTAGTTAAGCTCGTTTATAGCTATAAGAGTTAAGATACTCCAGAACTGTACAGTTGCATTAGAAATGCTTCTAATCTCTTTTCTGGGATCACTGCAGTACATCCTGCAGCCTAACCCTAGGTGTACGTAACCCTGCTTTGTAGCAGTGTCTAGTACATAGTCTTCTCTATACTTTGTAATTCCTGGGTACAGTTCATCATGGTAAACATCAAAGATACGTTCTGCCTCTTCAAGCAGACATTTAATGGATTGAGCTACCTTAGGAGGAAATGCTCCATAAGCTAATCCAAAACTGACAGGCTTAGAGTCCTGTCTTATCTGTTTAGCTTCTTTTATGCCTTCGTCTACGAGTTCTTTCAGCTTTATACTAGCTTCTTTATAATCCTTGAAAGTTCCTATTAAAGCTTCCACTCTTTCTCTGAAATAGTAAGTAGCAGACAGAGAGTGTCCATCTAAACCTTCCAGAAATAAGGCTAGTTTGTTTACATCTTTAGATAAGTTAGCAATTACTCGGTCTTCTAAAGCAGCAAAATCTGCTGTATAGATAACCCTTCCTTCAGAAGCTACAAAGCATTTCTTAAGAGGTTTAGCGTATATAGACCCTGTACTAGGGGCGTTAAGAAGATTAGGTGAGTTAGAGGTATTACGGAAACTTTTAGCTCCAAAGAGTTTTATGTTCCCGTATAAGACTCCATCTATTGTATAAGCATCAAAAGCTTTTAAAAAATTAGACTTAATAATTCCACTATAAGAAAAGTCTACTAGAGTCTGTAATAGGTTCTTTAGTTGCTCATCGGTACTCATAAGAAGCAACTCTTCGATTTGATCTCTACCCCAACTAGCATTTCCAGTCTTTTTACTTTCAGCTAGAGGTTCTATCTTGAACATCTCAAATAGCTCTTGCTTCTGTTTAGCACTTCCTGGATTAAAAGGAGGTACTGTTACAACTTGATCTGCTGATTCATACCTAGGTCTATTCCATAGTTCTAAACGGTACTTAGCAAAAGCTTTCATACCTTCTTCAGCAATTTCAGATTTTGGTACTAATCTTTTTTCTATTATAGCATCTAAGAAAGGTAGTGCATGTATCTTCTGGTAGCCTTTAAGTGCCTTAACTGTCCACTTATCTTGAACATCTTTACGTCTACCTAAGCGTATTAGCTGTGTATTTACTACCCAAGTTCTATGGTTAATATCCTTAGCTTTGTATTTAACTAAGAAGTCTCCTAGAATTCTTATATTCTGTGTAGCTTTCTCTCTATGCTGTTTCTGCAGTGTTACTGCTCTTTGTTCTTGATACTTCCTTATTATAGGGTTCCTGTTAAGTTTTTTAGAGACATCCTTTAACACAGTAGTAATTTGTGCTCTAAGGCTCTCTACGGCTCTCTTATCAATGTTAAGACCCTTGTTAGTCATCTTAAGCATGTCTTCAATAAACTGAGATGCAAAGTTCCTGTAGAAGTATCCAGGATCTTCCTCTCCAGGATCAAATTCTGAGGGAGGAGGTAATGGTAAAAGCTGGTGAGGTCTAATTTTATTTTTCACCTTTAAAACCCCTCTAGCAGCTTTTTGATAGTCTCTAAAGTACAAGTCCTCAACTCGTTTAAGCGATTACCTTGCTTATGACGAGCTTCTAGATGACTCAGATCTTTTAAAAGTTGGACTACCTTAAGTTCAGAAGCTTCTAACTTAGCTTTTAGGACTATTCCAGCAATACAAGCTACTAGTAGCATCACAAATAGTAAGATAATTACGTAAGTATCAGGATCTGGCATGAATTTCTCTCCTTATGTTATTTTTCTTTTAAGTGTTCTTGTAGTTGTTCCCACAATAGAAGTACAGCTCCACCATCTGTAGCTGCGTATTCTATGAAATCAGGATTCAGTAAATCCTCAGGTTCATACATGTCAAATAATGACCATGCGGGTTTGTAGTAGCTACCCACCAACACCTTTAGACCTATCTTAGATTTGAAGTTATCTGCATTGTTGATTAAGCATTTAGCCAATAAAGCAGTATCTTCGTAATTCTCAGGTAAGCTTCCTACTCTATGAAGCATAATCCTTAGGTCAAAAAGAGCGTTATGGATAATGAAACAGGACTTCTGTCTCTTTATCCAATTCCAGATATAGATCTCATCTGAAGTTTTACTGGCTACAAGCACAATAGATTGGCTACTACTTATCCCAAATACGAAATGTGTAGTACGTACTAAACTTGGATGGCTTAAGCCTGAATTGTTAGCTACTAGTATGTACTGACTCCTCAAAGTAGGGGGTATAAGTGCATCACTACTCAAAGCTTTCTTTGCAGTTTCACGTTCCTCTTTTGAATACACTCCACAAGTTTCAACATCGAAACCTATAACAGGTAAACCTTCCAGCTTCTTCAACAACTTCTGGTACTTCCAGATAGTACTTCCTACCTCATAAGCTACTTCTATTATATTGTTCATTCGTGTCTTCCAGTAAGCCTTCTAAAGCGTTATCAAAAAACTTTCCACTAATGTTCTCATTCAAGTATTCAGGATTGAATATAGCGTCTGCTTCAAATAAGCATCCTGCCTCTAGGTAGGTTGCTGTTCTCTTGCTTGAGCACTGGTGGATAATTTCCTTACGTGAGATTTCAGGGCAGTCTTTTATTTTATGACTACCTTCATAGTCTATGAAGGGTAAATCTACCTGTTCCTTACGTACATAGTTCTTTCTGGTAGCTAGTTGCTTTTTAGTGGGTTTAAGCCTACGTACAGCTCTTACACGCTTCATTCCTATGTATCTCTTACCGTTTGTATACTCTATCAAGTAAACGATGTCAGTACATTCAGGTAAGAGATCTTCATGGGAATGGATTTCCTTATAGTTATACAGCCACATAAAACTCTACCTTTTCATTAATTAGCGTTGCTATAGTATTCTTCCCACTCTTCGTAAGACCTGAACAGGCTGTTATACAATTTACCTTCTAGTCTAAGTTTGTAACCATTCCAAGGTAGGGCTACCTCTTGAGGTAGTGTGTAAGCTTTAACTTTAAACATTCTAGCTCCTACCCTTTCTGCTACTTTCAGTGTTCCAGGAAAGCAATCTAGGCTATTCTCACTTAGTATTTTAAACCCGTGCTCTAATATTTCTATAACTTCTTTTTTAGGTTTTTTCCCTAAGCTATATAGGTTTATCAGTCTACCGCTGTGAATAAAGTTATGGCAGTAGTGGCATAAAGGTACGATTTTTACTACTTCACAAATTCCTGTTGTGTAATCTATGTTCCAGTATTCATGACCTTCTAACCATTGGTGCTTCTTGGCCTCTTGTTTGGGTACTCCACAGGCAGCACAACAGTAATCATAATCTTCTTGTGCTCCATACCTAGTTTTATCCCACCACTCTTTACCTAGCAACGTACGGGGATTTAGTCCATGTAAGGGTTTAGGTATGTTAGGGTGCGTTAAAATTTCAGGTATTTTTAATGCTACAGGTTTCTGGGTTGCAAACATTAGCCTAATCTCCTAAGAGCGGGTTGTAGCAATGTACGTTCAAGTCTATCTTTATCCATAGGTTGCATCCAAAAGTCGTTAATGTCGTAAGCTAGTGTTTCTAAGTACTCTTTATCAGCACCTAGATCAATAGCATAAGCCAATGCTCTATATAATTTGATAGAACGCTCTCCTTGTTCTGCAGTAAAGGCAAAGCTAAAGGTTTCTCTAGGGTCATCTAACCGTTGCTGACGAGCTTTTACAGGCAATGCTGATACTGGCTTAGGTTTCTCTTTAATGATCTCTAAGGCTCTGTCTAGGAGCTTTTTACTAGGTAAAGTTTCACCTTCTAGCTGTGTAAGTACATCTCTACCTACAAAGGCTAGGAATATCTGACTTTTAGGTAAGGTATCTACTACTAACCCTAACTCTTCACCTACTACTGTAATTAGAGCTTTCCAAGTAACTTCGTCTACATCAACTACGGAATCTAGTTCTAGTAGCACTCTAAACTTAAAGGAGTTTTCTGGATCGCTTGTTAAAGCAACATGGTGGTTATACTGGTTTAGTAGTATGTGAGCTTCTTCATTAGTTAAGAAAGACTTATCTACATCTAATACTAGGAACTTAGCTCCTCCCACTAGATTATCTTTATGTCTAATACCATCCTTAAAGATGAATGGAGTATATGCAGCATTCTCTTGAAGTAATAAGCTTAATTCATCAAACCTAGTTTCATAAAACTCATAACCTTTAGCACAGTGAGCAGAAGCAAATTCTTTGAACTTACTATCTCTCTTATCAGTATCGAACATAATATAAGATACCCCTACAACATCAGTCTTGATGATCTCTTTATATTGAATACCATTATCTACTGCTGTGTAACTTCCAGTTTCATCGCAACTATTAGCCATAATAGCCAAATCTTCGAGTTTAGCTTTAGCCGACCCTGTGCCTCCAATATAAGACATCTTACGTAGTTCATGCAAAGATATAGCGAAAGCACCTTCTTCAGCATTAAACTTACACATATCTACTAGCTGTTCATAAGGTTCTTTAACTAACTCTTTTTCAAACTCTTGTAAGTCAGGAGTAAGTAACTCAACAGTATTAATAGCTGTAGCATAGTGGTCTTCCTCCACTGTCTCTGAGCTGTCTAAAATAGCATAAGCACCTGCAAGCTTTAATGAAAGCCATTGCTTGTGTCTTTGGCTTAGTTTAGAGATAGGATATTTATTAGATATATCCTCTGAACGTAATACATTATGCTCAAGGTATACATCAAATAACTTATTAGTAGCATCTGATACTATTAAAGGTTCTGTAGAAGTTTCTTCTAATAGGTTGTTAGTATGTTCCCCTACAATTGCTTGAGCTTTTAGTACTCTAGCTCTCTCTTTTTCTCTGTACTCATATAACTCATCAATAGAATTAATAGTTAACTTTTTAGGAGCCTCAGGAGTAAATGAGAATATACTTCTCCTAGCTAACTGAGTATTAAAGGCTAGTTTAAATTTACTTTTAATTTCATTATTGAATAATAAAGCTTCCTGAGAACCGAAGAACAAAGCATTTACAGGAAATCCTTTAATTGCTGCTGTTTGATTCTCATTAGACTTGATAATTTTTGGAGGTACATTACCTAAATCGTATGCAACAGATATTACCTTAATAATTTCCCCCATAGATCCATTAGTATGCAATTCACTACCGATTTCACTAGAGAGAATTGAACCTGCTCCTATAGGCATAGTGGCTATATCTGCGAAATGGTGCATTAACCCTTCAGCAGTACCTAGACCAGCTTGTAAAGGTTTAGGAGTACTATAGTATTGTTGCCATCCTGAGGGTTCTCCAGTTTCTGCTGTAGCCTGAGCTTTAGCTTTAGTTTCTGCAGACTTTTTCCGCATAGCCTCTAAGGTGTCATAACCTCCTTGTAGAGCTTTTCTAATAGCGTTTAAAGACTTATCTTTACTCGTACCAGAAGCACTTAAGGCAAAAACAATACTATTAACAGGTACTAAAGTACCGTCATAAAGTTCTATAGGTTTTCTTATATGAGATACGAAAGTAATTAACTCAGATAAGGTAATAGCTAACTTCAGTTTAAAAGGAATTTCTCCTGCAACTGTATCCATACCTTGTTGAACAATATCTGGATACCTAGGTTGCTTAGATGTTCTCTCGAACACGTAGTTTTCTAGTAACTCTTTAGTTTTCATTTTATACCTACTTTCTCTTGCATACTTTCAAAGAACTCAATTTCATCGAACTCGTCTCCTAGACTCATAGCAGTATCTAAACGCTGCGCTTGTCCGTAAGAAGTAAATAACTCATCTTCATATAGTCCTTCTAATAGTGCGAAATAGAATTTCCTTAATAGTCTTTCATTAACTATTGCAGACATCGTATTTACACTTTTAGGTTCTTTGTGATGGAATAATGGAATAGAGGAAAAGAATCCTAATGTATTTTCTGCAGGTGCTCCTATAGGCAGTACAAGAGTAATCTTAATAAAGATATGTTGACGTTCTAGTTCTTCTACTGCAGCTAATAACTTAGCAGTATTCTTTCTAATATCAGCATCAGTTACCATGTAGCTATAACTAACACTAATGAATAACTCATGAAAGAAATCTACATACTGCCTTGAAGGAGTAATTACACAGTCAGGTTCTCCTGCGGCATACTTACCTATATCAATACCTACTTGAGTACCTTCTGTTGCATA